TTACGGATCGACATCGGCTTCGCGCAGCTGGAACACACTGCCCGGCTCGAACACATGCTCGTCGTGCCAGGTGCGCACTTGGAAGTACTCGCCCTCAGCGATCCCGCGCCGCACGTACTTGGACAACGGCGCAGCCAGCGACAGCGCACCGCCCATGCGGTTGCGGCGGCGCTCAAGGTAGCCATTGCCCAGCGTGATCCAGTCCAGCGACAGCTGCTCGAAGGCCTCACGCGTCAGCAGCCGATGCGGCTTGAAGGTGCGCGCCAGCATGTTGCGCTTGAAGATCAGCCCGGACTGCAGGAACGGATTGCTGCGCGTGGTCTTGGACAAACCATCTAGGGCCACCGGCGGCTCGTACCAGCGCCCGTTCTGCCAGCACTCCAGATAGTCCAGCACACCGCGCCCATCGAGCACCGGCGTCGGGTCGCCAAAGGTGAAGACCTCGGCGCGTGTAGCCTGCGCAGGCGCGGTGGCGGGCAGCTGATCGGTCAACATCAAGAGATCTCCATGAAGCCGGAATTGCGCGCGGTGCGCCCTTCCAGCGGTTCGTTCTGCAGCGCGTGGAACAGTGCCCACGCCAGGTCCGCGTGGCCGGTCTCTTCCGAGCGGCCGGCGGTGAAGGTGGACTGGCGGCCGCTGGCCGTCATCGTCTTGCGGATGGCCATCAACGACTGCGCCACATCGGTCCAGCCGGCGTCGAACTCCAGCCGCCCGTTGTGGATGACGTCGAACGCCTTGAGCACCAGGCGCGTCTTGACCTCCGGCGAGTAGCTGAAGGTCACCAGATTCGGGAAGAACTGCTTCACCAGCTGCGCCACGCCGCTGCCCATGCCGGTGGTGTCGATGCCGATGTAGGTCACCCAGTAGCGGCGCGTGATGCGCTCGATCTCGGCGGCCTGCTTGGCGAAGTCCATGCCCCGGAACTGGATGCGCTCCAGCAGCCGGAACTTGCCGCCGGGCTGCTGCGGTGGCGCCAGCACGACCAGGCCAGCGGTGTCTCCGGTTTCGGCTGGGTCGTAGCCGATCCACACCGCGCGATCGCCATAGGGGCGCGCGGCAAACGGCTTGTAGTCCTGGCCCCACTCGATCCAGCTGTCGACCATGCACGGCTGCAGCATCGCCAGCGGGAAGATGCTGGCGCCGTCGTCGACGAACTCGCACATCAACAGGTTGGCGAAGGCGTCCGGGCTGTATTCCTCGCGCAGCTCGTCGATGTCGAACAGGTCGCAGCCACGGCGCTGCGCGTCGAGGATGTTGACGATCTGCCGCCAGGCGCGATCCTGGCAGCGGCGCCCGCCGGCCAGCGCATCGTGCGAGACATCGATCTGGATCCGCTCCGCCGCCGGCTTGCCCTTGTTGCGGCGCTCGCCGGTCCAGAACGTATAGGCCTCGTGGGCCATGCTCGACGGGGTGCTGAAGTAGGTCTTGCGCCACTTCTTGTGCATCGCCATGCCGCTGGCGACCTTGTTCAATTCGTTGAACCCGTAGGTCCAGAAGAATTCGTCGAAGTAGAAATTGCCGTGGTAGCCCTGGGCGGTGCGTGCATTGGTGCCCAGGAAGAACAGCTCGGCGCCGTTGGGGAACACGATGCTGTCCCCGCCGGAGAGCGTCTCGTCGATCGTCTCGCGCACGAACTGCTGCATGTAGCCACGGAATAGATGCGCCTGTGCCTTGGACGCACTGAGGAAGATCTGATTGCGCCCGGTGGTGAGCGCATCGATCAGCGCCTCGCGGGCGAAGTAGAACGTGGCGCCGATCTGGCGCGACTTGAGGATGATGCGGGTGCGCTCGTTGCCAGCCCGGTACCAGTCGCGCTGATAGTCGAAGCAGCCGTCGACGAATGCCGTGGTCAGCTGCTCGATCTGTTCCTCGGTGAAGTCGTTGCGTTTGGGCTTCTTCTTCGGCGCGGCATTGCGGTTGGCAACAGCCGGATTCAGATCGGCCTCGTTGCCGCCGCCCTGGTAGCGCTGGATCCGCGCCTGGCGCTCCAGCTGCCGATGCAGCAGATCAATTTCTTTGAAGTCGCCACTGGATTTTTCCGGCTTCATGATCAGCACAACCAGGCGTGCTTCCAGTGCTCCGCCGATGCGCTCAACGTTGTCTGCGCGATCCCACTCGTCACGCGACTTCCAGCTGTGTACAGTCTTCTCGTTCTCGCCGATGGCCTGCGCAATTTCGGTCACGCGCCAGCCCATCCAGTACAGGAATTTGGCCTGTCTGCGGGTGTCCATCGGGAGCTGGGTGGCAACGCTTTGCATGCCGATCAGGGTGCAGCACACCTCTTAATCCCGACAGTTGAGCAACGCGTAATCACCTTGTTTACACGGTGTTTTCGTTGCTGCGCTATGCGTCGCATTTGACCATGGGTCATCGCAAACGCATCCAGCGCAGAGGACACCCATGTCGGCCAAGGCCAAGAAGTTTCGTTCCAACTGGTTCCGCGTGGCCGTCGAAGGCGCCACCACCGATGGCCGCACGATTCAGCGCAGCTGGATTGACGACATGGCCGCGACCTACAACCGCGAGACCTACAATGCCCGCATCTGGATCGAGCACATGCGCAGCCTGTTGCCTGACTCGCCGTTCCGCGCGTATGGCGATGTCACCGCCGTCAAGGCCGAAGAGGTGGAGATTGATGGCAGCAAGCGCCTGGCGCTGTTCGCCCAGATCGAGCCGACCGCCGATCTGATCACCATCAATAAGTCCAAGCAGAAGCTCTACACCAGCATCGAGGTGCAGGAGAAGTTCGCCAACACCGGCAAAGCGTATCTGGTCGGCCTGGCGGTCACCGATTCGCCGGCCAGCCTGGGCACTTCCATGCTCAGCTTCGCCAGCCAGAACCCCGACGCCAATCCACTGGCCGACCGCAAGCAGTCACCGGGCAACCTGTTCACCGTCGCCGAGGAAACCGCACTGGAATTCAGCGAAGTCAGCGAAGGGCCGGTCGCCAGTCTGTTGAGCCGGATCCGCACTGCGCTCAAGAGCGGGGACGCCACCGGCATCACCGCCGCGCAGTTTGCAGACCTCGGCGAAGGCATCGAAGAAATTGCCGAGCACGTGCGCGGCCAGAACGAACGCTTCGACCGCCTGCAGGCCGAGCACAACGAGCAGGCGACCAAGCACGCGCAGCTGGCGGACGACCTGGCGCAGCTGCGCGCCTCGCTCTCACAGCAGCCTGACCCAGCGCAGCCCGCACGCCCGGTAGTCACCGGCAGCGGTGCGGCCGTGCTGACCGACTGCTGATCCCACACCACACACACGCCGCAGCGCCCCACCTTTGGAGCCACCATGCAAAACGCCACCCGCCTGCAGTTCAACCAGTTCGCCGAGCAGATCGCCAAGCTCAACGGCATCACCTCCGCTTTCCATTCCTTCGCTGTCGATCCGACCGTGCAGCAGAAGCTGGAAACGCGCATGCAGGAATCGAGCGAATTCCTGTCCAAGGTCAACATCATCCCGGTGGACGAATTGTCCGGGCAGAAGGTGGGCATCGGCGTCACCGGCAGCATCGCCAGCCGCACCGATACCGGCGCCGGCAAGACCCGCACCCCGCGCAACGTGGCCGCGCTCGACAAGAACGAGTACCTGGCAAAGAAGACCGACTTCGACACCGCCATCCCGTATGCGCTGCTCGATACCTGGGCCAAGTTCCCGGACTTCCAAGCACGCCTGCGCGATGCCATCGTCAAGCGCCAGGCGCTGGACCGTCTGCAGATCGGTTTCAACGGCACGCACGCTGCTGCCGACACCGATCGCGCCGCATTCCCGCTGTTGGAAGACGTCAATATCGGCTGGCTGCAGCAGTACCGCACCAACGCCGCCCAGCGCGTGCTGGCGAGTGGTAAGACGGCCGGCAAGGTCGTGATCGGCGGTGCCGGCGCCGACTACGGCAACCTCGACGCGTTGGTGTACGACGTGGTCAGCAACTTGCTCGACCCGTGGCACCGCAAGGATCCGAGCCTGGTCGTGGTGCTGGGCCGGGACCTGATGCACGACAAGTATTTCCCGATGGTCAACAAGGACCAGCCGGCCAGCGAGAAGATCGCCACCGACCTGATCCTGAGCCAGCGCCGCGTTGGCGGCCTGCAGGTGGCCGAGGTGCCATATCTGCCGGACGGCGCGCTGATGGTCACCTCGCTGGCAAACCTGTCGATCTACTACCAGACCGGCGGCCGCCGCCGTTACATCCAGGAAGTGCCCGCGCGCGATCGCATCGAGAACTACGAGTCCTCCAACGATGCGTACGTGGTCGAAGACTACGGCCTGGGCTGCGTGGTCGAGCACATCGAGATTGAGGCCTAAGCCATGGCCGACAGTCCCGCCAAGCGTCACCACAGCCGCGTGCTCGCCGAGCTGGAAGCCGCCCAGCGTGCACCGCACCAGCTGATGGCCGGCGCCACCGCCTACGAGCAGCACATGGCGCAGCTGCAGAGCGATCGCCTGCGCCTGAAGCAGATCCAGTCCACCCAGGGCAAGGCTGCGCTCAAGGTGCAGCTGCTGCCGACCTACGTGCCCTATCTGGCCGGCGTGCTGGCCGGCGGCCAGGGCGCGCAGGACGAGATCGTCATGACCTGCATGGTCTGGCGCATTGATGCCGGCGACTATGCCGGCGCGCTGGAGCTTGGTGCCTATGTGCTGAAGCACAACCTGCAGATGCCCGACCGCTTCTCCCGCACGGTGGGCTGCGTGCTGGCCGAGGAAATTGCCGAAGCCGCGTTGTCGGCGCAGAAGACCGGCCAGGCGTTCGATGCGGCCGTCCTGGCCACCACCGCCGCGCTGACTGCCGAGCAGGACATGCCCGATGAGGTGCGCGCCAAGCTGCACCTGGCACTGGCCCGCGCATCGCTGGCTGACATCACCGACGAGACGCCCGCCGACCAGGCGCAGCCGATCGCCGCTGCCGCTGTGGCCGACCTGCAGCGCGCCATCGCGCTGCATGGCAGCTGCGGCGGCAAGAAGGATCTGGAGCGCGCAGAGCGCCTCTTGAAGAAGTTCAGCGCTGAGCCTGCGGGCGCCAGCGCATAACCGAGCGTCCCCGCAACCCTCGCCGGCTCGGGGCTGATCCACAGCAATTTTTGCTGCGGTGACACCCCGACCACCGGCGATCTCTTCCGAGCCATCCATGAGCGGATTCACTGCCACCGGCACCACCAGCGCCGCGCCTGATGTGATCGCCAACGCGCCGTTCTGGCCGGCGATCGCACCGGACGCTGTGCGCGCGAGCATGCGCCTGGATGGCACCGTGGCCGATACCCGCCTACGCCACGCCATCGTCGCCGCGATGCTCGCGGTGAACGATGCGCTGGATGCCTGGGCGCAGGCGCAGCAGGCCGCCGGTTGGGCCGCGTTGGCTGATGTGCCCAGCACCACCGTTGATGGCCTCTCGCGCCGCGTACAGCTGTATTTGCGCGCCGTTGCGTGTGCCACCGCCGTCGAGGTGGCCGAGCGTTACCGCAGCTTCGACGCCACAGACAGCGCGAACCAGCGCGCCGATGACCTGTCGCCAAGCATCACTGAGCTGCGCCGCGACCAGCGCTGGGCCGTGCGTGATCTGCAGAACCTGCCGCGCAGCACGGTGGAGCTCATCTAATGCGCGTGCACGCCATGCAAGGCGACACCGTCGACCTGCTGTGCTGGCGCCACCTGGGCAGCACGGCCGGCCTGGTCGAGCGCACCTATCTCCTCAATCCCGGCCTGGCCGAACTGGGCGCCGTGCTCCCGCATGGCACGCCGGTGAAGTTGCCCGAGGTAACCACCACCACGGCGGCGATGACGCCGCTTGTGCAGCTATGGGACTGACCTGATGACCGAACCCACCTCCGTATCGAGCGGCTTTTTGATCGCCACCGGTGTGGGCCTTGCCTCCGTGCTGCCTGGCATCGACGGCGATGCGCTGATCGGCGCCTTCGCCGGCGGCGCACTGTTCGTGGTGTCCGCCGCCAAGCAACCGCTGCTGGCGCGGCTGATCTATTTCCCGGTGAGCGTGATCGCCGGCTACCAGCTGGCGCCTGAGCTGCTGCGCTGGTTGCCGATCAAGTCCAGCGGCGTGGCCGCCTTCGCCAGCGCGGCGTGCGCCATCACGGTGACGCTGGGCCTGATCGAAAAGAGCAAATCGTTCGACTTTTCCTTCCTACGTCGTGGAGGTCCGCCCAGTGCATAGCCTGGTCACCGTCCTGACGTTGATGGCCTCGCTCGCCATCTGCGTCCGCCTGCTTACCTATCACCGGCCCGTCGATGCACGTCATCGGCGCGGCGCGGGCTGGTGCGCGTGGCTGCTGATCGCCAGCACCGGCGGCCAGGCGCTGCACATCCTGCTGGCCGGCGCCGGCTCGCAAGTCAGTCTTTGGCACCTGGGCACGTTGATCGTTCTGGCGGTGCTCACCTACCGCGCCCAGGGCAATGTGGCGCGCATCCTGAAGGTCGATTGATGTTCACCGATACCCAGCTCGCCTCGATCATGCAGTGCTCGCCGCAACGCGCCCAGCGCTGGCACAGCCCACTGCTTGCCGCCGCCAACCGTTTCGGCATCACCACCAAGCGCCGCGCCGCGCACTGGCTCGGCCAGGTCGGCCACGAAAGCCTGAGCCTGTCGCGCATGGAAGAAGGCCTGACCTACACCACTAGCGCTCGGTTGCTGGAGGTGTACGGCGAACGCATCACACCGGCCCAGGCACCCAAGTTCCTGCGCAATCCGGTCGGCCTGGCCAACTTCGTCTACGCCGACCGCCTGGGCAACGGCAACGCCGCCAGTGGCGACGGGCACCGCTACCGGGGCCGTGGTCCGATGCAGCACACCTTCCGGGGCAACTACCGCCGTATCGGTGGCCTGATCGGCTTGCCTGTGGAAGAGCAGCCGGATCTGCTGCTGCAGATCGAGCCGAGCGCCCTGGGCGCGGCAGCGTACTGGCAAGACAACGGCCTCAACGTGCTGGCAGATGCGGGCGATGTGCTCGGCCTGGGCCGCAAGATCAACCTGGGCAATGTGCATGCCAAGCGCCTGCCCGAAGGTCACAGCGATCGCGTCACACGCACGCAGCGCGCTCTGCAGATCCTGGGTGTCGGCTGATGGTCACGCGCTTGATCATCCTGCTAGCGCTGATTGCAGTGCTCGTCGGTGGCTGTGTTTGGCAGGAGCAGCGCGTCAGCGCCGCGCAGAAAAACCGCGATGCCGCGCTGCAGGCAAAGCGCCAGGCCGAAGCCGAACGCGACAGCGCCAAAGGCTCCACCACTGTCGTGACGCAGTACGTCGACCGCGTGCAGATCGTGCGCGAGGCCGGCGCCACTATCACCCGCGAGATCCCGATCTATGTCACCCAGAAAGCCGATGCTGCTTGCGCTATCCCTGCTGGCTTTGTGCGGCTGCACGACGCCGCCGCCACGGGCCACCCTGCCGGGGCGCCCACCGGAGATCCTGATGCGCCGGCCACCGGGATTACACTCTCTGCCATCGCCGGCACCGTCGCTGACAACTACACCAGCTGCCACGCCACTGCCGCGCAGCTGAGCGCGCTGCAGGACTGGATCGACCTGCACGCACCAGAGCTGGCGCCATGATCAAACCCGCCAGCCTGCGCGCGCATCTGGTCGCGGCATTGCCGGATCTGGCGCGCGATGCCGATCGGCTGCTGGTGTTTATCGACGCCGGCAGCCTAGTCAGCACGTTCCAGCCGGGGCTGTCTTTCGAGTATCAATACACGCTCAACCTCATCGTGACCGACTACGCCGGCCATCCAGACAGCGTGATGCTGCCGCTGCTGGAATGGGTGCAGATCAATCAGTCCGAACTGCTGTCCAACCCGGCGCGCCGTGGCGACATCGCCTTCGAGGCCGACATCCTCGCCAACGATGCCGTGGATCTGTCGATCAAGTTGCCGCTGACCGAACGCGTCGTGGTGTCCGCGAAGGATGGCGGCGGCTATGACATCACCCACGCGCCCGAGCCGGAGATCGATCCGACATGGATGACCTGACTGCGCTGGAGACCTGGGCCGCACCGCTGCTGGCGCGCCTGCAGGAGGGCGAGCGGCGCAAGCTTGCACGTAAAATCGGCACCGCGTTGCGACGCTCGCAGAGCCAGCGCATCGGCAAGCAGCAGGCACCGGACGGCACTCCCTACGCACCACGCAAGCAGCAACTGCGGGATAAGGCGGGCAGAGTCAAACGCAAGAAGATGTTTGCCAAGCTGCGGCAGGCCAAGTACTTCAAGGTGAGCGCCAGCCCTAACCAGGTGAGCGTGGGATTCGTTGGACGCGTCTCCCGCATCGCACGTGTGCATCAGGACGGATTAACTGAGCAGGTACGACCCGGTGGCCCCAGGGCGCGTTATGAAAAGCGCATGCTATTGGGCTTTACCAAAGAAGATCGTCACATCACAGAAAACATAATCCTAGGTCACCTTAGGGATGGCTAGTCTCAGCAAGACCCCTGTCAATGTATAGGATCTGTGCGGCTCAACTGATTTTCGCGAAGAACAACGCTGCCAAACGAAGCGACCTCCATTGCCTCTTCTCTTCTGAATTGTAGTCTCGGCTGTGAGTGACCGGCTGTTAAGAAAATCCCCACGCACCCCACGCCACGCAAATCGAAAGGAGAAATAATGAGAACTTCACCACATTCAACCTCACGTACTGCACGAAATAAATTTCTGCTCATCGGGGCCTTGCTGACCACGGCATTCGTCGGCACAGCTTCAGCGAGAGACATAGGCCGGTTCTGGCAAGCAAGCGAGATGACTTCAAACAATGACAATGGCCCATCCAAATCTCAGATTTGGAGCAACCAATGGAATAATGGATATGCCAGGTGCAAGAGCGGCTATCCAGAAACAAAGTCGGTACGCCTTGGAAGGACGATTGCAGATCGGAAACGGTCAGGCAAATTTAATGTCACTGGCGAGTGGATTTGTGTAGACAGGTAATTCTACGCTATGAATTAACAATCAATCTATTATGGAAAATGCGCAGCCTGATTTGCAGTTTTTAAAACGCAACTCCTTTAGTTCAGATTGCCTTGTAAAACAGCGCTCCAAAAGGCATTTTCATTTACCTGAACGATCCGATGGGGAATCCTACATGGGTTCCCCATCAGCGCCACTATAGATCCATCTTGCGGAGCCAATGCTCCGCAAGATTATTTGATACTAATACTCAGTAAAAAACAGTAACTGAAGTATCGGTTGTCTTAACGCCGTAATTGCATTGCGGAGTGAGCCCTGCAGCATCCGGCCCATTGCTATCCCATGGCGGGGATGAAACGCGAATCATATTTCGATCATAGACGGCAATGCCGCTAAACGTAAGAATTCCACCGTCCGGGAATTCATCGCAACTGGCAACATCGTATACTTCGAGCGCCCCACCGAAAATCCAGTTCGGGTTCCCATAAGGGGCAGTTGTTAGTCGCACACTGCGTCCCGAGGTGATATTTTTCGTATCAATATTCCAGCGATTACAGGCCACGCCAGCCGCGCAAGTAGAGTACGTATCACCAACAATCTGATCACCAGACTTTGCAGGTATATAATCACTAGTCCACACAGTTCCATCTTTGCAGCAATTCCAGCTACTGAGATCCCAGGTGTTGGATTCTCCCCGATAGCCTAATACTGGCTGCAGAATTGTGTCACCCTGCATTCCCGGGAAGAAATAGATTGTCTGATTGGATCGAACTCTTGGATTTGGCGGGACCTTCCAACTAGCGACAATTCTACCGATCGGTTGAGACGTGATATAGCTTCCGTCGGCAAGATAATCATGGGCAATCTTAGGGGGGCGGACTGACTTGGTTTGCGCTCCTGAATTCCCGCCAACTGTTCGAGCCAGCTTGCCTTCCAGAGTTCGTCCATCAGGCTTGACACGAACACCATCGCGCGTGAAGTTGTCCTGGCTACAGATCTTCCGCTGCTCTAACGAACCTGTGACACGCTGAATTCCTCCATCTTGCGTGATCTGGTCCCCACTATGAATCTGCTGAACGCACGCAGGCGAAAAGTAGCCGAACGGAGTTATCACGTAGTCCGCGGGGACACCTGCAGGTCTAGTCCCAAGATTTCGCTCAGCAGCAGAAGCAAAGCCAGCCCCTGCAATAGAAGCAATCAATACAAGCCCCGCAGCCAATCTTCCCACGCTAAATTTAACGCGAGACGTTTCTGGAATTTTCATAAAACCCCCATTTAGAGAAATGATTATTTTTTATGCAAGAGCCGCTACAGCGGCAGTCGCAGGAGAATTAGGCCCCAACAATTGCGAACAAACCGTGCACGAAGTCACTGAAATTAAAGCCCGAGTTCGTATTAGATAATACAAATTATGATTCCACGCCATCCAAAATGGGGGCGTAAAATTACATTTGAGAAGTCTGAGCAGAATTTTATTGATATTAAAAATGTTAATTTCACAGGAGCCATCCGGCAGAAATCCACGGTCCAGTTAGTCGTATTTTGTAATATGGATTTTTACTACCCAACCCAATCGGCTTTTCTTTGCAAGTGACTGAACCTAACATGGTCCTGAACTGGCACATCTATGGCTTCCTTCACTGCAGTTGACTTCTCTAAGCTAAAAGCGCCGGATTTGATCGAAGCGCTGGACTTCGAGACGATGTTCGCTGAGGCGCTGGAATAATTTCGCCGGCTCATGTCCGAGTTTTCCGCACTCACCGAAACCGATCCGGTCTACAAGCTCCTGCTGCAGTTCGCAGCCCGCGAACTGCTGATCCGCCAGCGCGCCAACGACAAGGCGCAGCAGACCATGCTGGCCTTTGCCACCGGCACCAACCTCGATCACCTGGGCGCATTGTTTGGCGTCGCGCGTCTGGTGCTCGATCCAGGGCAGCCGGAGACCGGCATTGCACCGACCCATGAGTCGGACGTGGACTTCCGCCGCCGCATCCAGCTGGCGCCGGAGGGCTTCAGCGTTGCTGGTCCCGAGGGCGCCTACATTTATCACGCGCTCAGCGCGGCCGCCGATGTCATGGACGCCAGTGCCACCAGCCCCGCACCCGGGCAAGTGCTAGTCACCGTGCAATCGCGCACCGGCGATGGCACCGCGCCGCAGGAACTGCTCGACGAAGTGGCCGCCGTCCTCACAGATGCCGACGTGCGCCCGCTGACCGACGAGGTAGCTGTCCAGAGCGCCCAGATCGTCCCGTATGCCATTCGTGGGCGCGTCTACACCTACGCCGGCCCCGACTCGGCGGTGGTCATGCGCGAAGCGCTGCGCAGCCTGCAGGCGTATCTGGATGAGGCACACCGCATCGGTCGCGACGTGCCCGAGTCGGCCATCAAGGCCAAGCTATTTGCTGACGGCGTGCAGCGCGTTGAGCTGGAATCGCCTGCAGTCGACATCAGGATCAGTCGCACGCAGGCGGCCTACTGCACTGCGATCGACATCGTGCACGCCGGCATCGATGAGTAACTCCCCGCTGCCGCCCAATGCCACGCCGATGGAGCGCGCTCTGGCCGCCGTCACTGATCGCCTGGAAGCGATTCCACTGCCGTACCCGGATCTGTGGAATCCAGACACATGCCCCGCCGGCCACCTGCCGTGGCTGGCATGGACGCTATCGGTGGACGACTGGAAGGCCGACTGGAGCGATGCGGTCAAGCGCTCACGCCTGCGTAGCGCCATGGCGATCCAGCGGCGCAAGGGCACGGCCAATAGCGTGCGCATGGTCGTCGAGTCGTTTGGCGGCGCGGTGGCCATCCGCGAGTGGTGGCAGACCGAGCCGCGTGGCCGGCCGCATACCTTCGAGCTCACGCTCACGCTGACCGGCACCGATGGCCAGACCGCCACCTCTCGCTTCGTTAATGAAGTCATTGCCGAAGTCGAGCGCACCAAGCCTGTCCGTTCACACTTCACTTTCACCCAGGGATTCCAAGCAGAAGCCCGCATCGGCGTGCTCGCCGTTGCGCGGCCAGCCGTCTATCGACGGCTGCTGATGGACGCCCAGTAACTGGACACCGACATGCCCGGTCTCAAGCTCCAAGTCACCACCGCTGGCCGTGCCGCGCTGGTCAATGCTCCCAACACCGGCACCAATTCGGTGTTGATCAGCCATGTTGGCATCGCGAACGCACCATTTAGCGCCTCGGCCGCGTTAACCGCGCTACCCGGCGAAATCAAGCGTGTAGCAGCGGTTGGCGGGACCGTTACCGCCGACGACACTATCCACGTGTCCATCCGCGATGAGTCCGATGCCGTCTACGACTGCTACGGGTTCGGCCTGTACCTGTCCAACGGCACACTGTTCGCGGTCTATAGCCAGCCGACGCTTCTACTGGGTAAGGCGGCCGCAGCCATGATGCTGCTCGCTCTCGATGCGGTGTTTGCTGACATCGACGTACAGCAAATCACATTCGGCGGCACTAACTTCACCGATCCGGCCGCCACGACTGACGTGGCCGGGATCGTCGAGCTAGCGACTGAAGAAGAAGCCGCTGCAGGCAACGACAAAATCCGCGTCATTACCGCATGGCTGTTGAAGAAGATCTTGGACGCTCGGCTGGGTGCCGGTGCGCCATCCGCGTTTGTTCGAGGGCTATTGGGCGTGACAAGCGCTGCGCTGCTGCGCACCGCGCTCGAACTGAAGGGCGCGGCCCTCAAGGACGAAGGTGCCGGCAACAATTTGGACGCCGACAAGCTCGACGGGCAGCACGGCGCTTACTACCGCGCGTGGGAGAATTTGACCGGCATTCCTGCCACCGCAAGTGCGTGGCCGTCCTGGGATCAAGTCGGCAACAAGCCGCAGACTTTCACGCCTACCGACCACTCACACGCCAACTACGTGGTCAAAACCAGCGATGTCATGACCGGGCAGCTCACGGTGGCGCGTCTGGGGATCAATGTCAGCGGCGGCGCGCAAGGTGCGTTTGATGCCCTCGTTTCCGCCTCCGGCCGCGTGCTCATGCGTGACTACGGCAACGGCACGCCAGTGTTGGATTTCGTCAACGCAGCTAACAACTCTTGGGTCGCCGGTCGCATCCGAACCGGCGGCAACGCGCTCTACCTCGAAACTACGCAGGTCGCCGTTTCGGGAGCCGGCTCGTTTGCTGGATCCCTGCACGCAGATAGTCTTGGCTCTGCATCAGGTTATTTCATCAGCAAGAGCAACGTGACTGTCCTCGGGGCCGATGGCGGCGCGAGCATCTATCTCCGTCCCAATGGCGCCTTCAACTCCACCGCAGAAGCAGTCCTGAACACGGCAGGCACCCTATCACTGCGCTCGACCGTGAGCCAACCAGGCTACGGCGTCAACAGCTTTGCGTGCCTAAGCTCTGGAAGCTTCGGCGGTGGTTTTGGGCTGATCGATGGTGGTTACAACATCGGCTTGTGGAGCGAGAACGGTCATCTCCGTATCGGCATGGCGACCAACAACGGGGCGTTGCAGCAGCGCATGGGGTTGACTACCTCCGGCGCACTATCGGCCGTCGGGGGCTTTGACTTCGGCTCGTCACGCAAGCTCAAAAACATCATTGGCGCGTTGCCTTATGGCTTGGCCGAGGTGGAACAAGTCACCACACTGCTTGGGCGCTACAAAGAACAATACAACCCGGATGGACGGGTACGCCTGTTCTTCGATGCAGAGCAGCTGCTGGAACTCATGCCCGAAACAGTGGACGCGCACGGCGTGAGCTTTGGCGGTGAACTGGTGCCATCGGTCCACATCGATCAGCTCCTGCCGGTCGCATTCAACGCCATCAAACAACTGTCCACCGCCGTTCGACGGCTGCAGGCAGACCTCGCTGACCTCCGACCCATCCACTGATTCATAGGCTGACCCATGACCAATTCCCGAATTCGCACACTCGCACCAGGCGTTGACGTTGAGCGCATCGCGGTGGAATCCCATTTCTTCTACGACCCGTTGACCGGCGTGGCAAACGTCGTTTTCCAAGGGATGGAGTTCCTGCTGCTCGATGGTGCTGTAAACAAGATGCTGGACGGCCGGGAGCCGCTTACCACCACCTCAGATGCCATCGCGACCCGCACATTTGCTGCTGGCCTCTCAGATCCTGTGACCGGCCAAGATCTGTCCAATGTCAGCGCTGCCGGCGTGGTCGTGTATCTGAAGGCCGTCTATGACCGCCTCCACAACGAGGTAGCTGCGGTCCAGCCACCGGCGGCCGCCTAGTCATGGCAACGGGCTACCGCTCAGGTGCAGGACTCGACTTCGACGATGTCTTTGACCTCTACGTGCAAGGCGATATTGGCGGCGTATCGGGCTACCGCTCCAGCGATGGCAACGATCTGCACCGCCGGTATGCGCCCTTGGCGTTTGGCAGCAGAGCGCCGGACGTCGGCTACCGCGACAATGCCGGTTCGGATCTCAGCAACCGTTGGGCGAGAAAGGGAAGCGCCGTCTATTCACTCTCCAACAATGGCGTCCGCTACTACGCGAGCAGCCAGGCACTCACGTCCGAAGGCGGTAGCCAGACGGCAAGCGTTTCGTTCTCGATTCGGGCCAATGGCACCTGGGCAATTGGCCTCTCTGGAAAAGCGGTGGGCGGCTCGCCAATCTCCGGAACTTGGCTACCCAACGGGCAACCGGCGAGCAACTATTCTGTGCAGCTAGATTTTGCCGTGTCCTGGCTGCGTGGCAACCGCAATGGGTCGTCCTCCAACACGGCTGCGAACTACTCTGCGATGACCGGCGATTACAGTTGCAGCATCACGTCCACAGCGCTGTCAGGGTCTGGCAACGAGTGCTATGGAGAAGGCAAGCTGACGATTCGGATCCGCAACAACGCCACTGGCTATGTCTCTACCACTGCCATTTCCCTCGTCGCTGAAGCAGTAGGCTTCGCCTGACGTTTGGTCCAGCGCATATTGGATCGCAGAGTGCGGCGCGTGCCTTCGCTTGATTGGATGCACCCGACCGCGATCCGTGTAGGGGCGCGTTGTACGCATCAATTCGAGTGCGCCACAGCACGCAGCCGCTGACCATGGCTGCATGGGCACCGCATCCTCCGCATTGAGTAACGCCATTCGCCTCGGCACTGTGGCCGAGGTGAATCTCGCCACGGCACGATGCCGCGTGCAGGTTGGCGAGATGCTGACCGATTATCTGCCCTGGGTGGTCACGCTGGCCGGCACCACCATCATCTGGTCAGCGCCGACAGTTGGTGAACAGGTCGTGGTGCTGTCGCCGGCCGGCGATTTGGCCGATGGCATGGTGCTACGCGGGCTGTATTCCGACCAATTCGCAGCGCCTGCCGCCTCCGACACACTGCACGTGTTGCGCTTTGCCGATGGCGCGCAGCTGCAGTACGACACCGACGCGCACGCACTGCAGGCCACGTTGCCCAGCGGCGGCACCGCCACGATCACCGCCGATGGCGGCATCACCCTCAACGGTTCGCTGACGGTCAACGGCAACACGCAGATCAACGGCGACGCCGGCATCACCGGCACGGCCACGGTCGACACGGACGTACTCGGCGGCGGGATCAGCCTCAAGAACCACAAGACCACCGGCGTGACTGCCGGCAGCGCTCTCAGTGGTGGCCCGCAGTGATCGGCGTCGATGCCTCTACCGGGCGCGTGATCGAGGGCGAGCAGCATCTGGCGCAGTCGATCGCCTGCATCCTCACCACGCCCATTGGCACACGCGAGCAGCGCCGCGACTTTGGCTCGCTGCTGCCCGAGCTGATCGACCAGCCGTTCAACGGCGCCACCCGCACGCTGCTCTACGGCGCCACCGCCACCGCGCTCATGCGCTGGGAGCCGCGCCTGCGCCTGACTCGCGTCGGCCTAGTCGTCGGTGACGTGCCTAGCAGCTTCGTTCTGACCATTGAGGGCCAGCGCACCGACGTTGCTCCAGCAAACGCCCGCGCACGCCTGACCATTCCGCTCCGCTTCCGCTCGTCCTGATCGAGGAACCTATGTCCACTGCCTACCACCACGGCGTTCGCGTCATCGAAGTCAGCGCGGGCACGCGCACCATCCGCACTGTCTCGACTGCTGTCGTCGGCTTGGTCGCCACGGCATCCGACGCGGATGAGAAAGTCTTCCCACTGAACAAGGCGGTGCTGATCACCGATGTGCTCGGTGCGATCGCCAGCGCTGGCATCCAGGGCACCTTGCGCGCCACGCTGCAGGGCATCGCCGACCAGACCAACCCGGTCACCATCGTCGTACGTGTGGCCGAGGACGCTGATGCGGCCAAGACCACCAGCAACGTCATTGGCGAGGTCAAGTCCAGCGGCTACACCGGTCTGTATGCCTTGCTCGCCGCACAGGCACAGCTTGGCGTGCGCCCGCGCATCCTGGGCGCGCCAGGGCTGGACACACTGGAGGTGGCAAAGGCGCTGGCGACCATCGCCAAGAAACTGCGCGCCATGGCGTATGTGCGCCCCGTCGCTGATAACGTGGCCGATGCCATTACCTACCGTGGGCAGTTCGGCGATCGCGAGCTGATGATGATCTGGCCGGACTTCCTGGCCTTCGATACCGCCACCAGCACCACGAAGGCGGCGTATGCCACCGCACGTGCGCTCGGCCTACGCGCCAAGATCGACACCGAACAGGGCTGGCACAAGAGCCTGTCCAACGTGCCGGTGGCTGGCGTCACCGGCATCTCGAAAGATGTGCATTGGGATCTGCAGGATCCCGCCACCGATGCCGGCGTGCTCAACGAAGGCGACATCACCACGTTGGTGACCTTCAACGGCCAACGCTTCTGGGGATCGCGTACGTGCGCCGAGGACAGCATGTTCGCGTTCGAGACGGCTACGCGCACCGCGCAAATCCTGGCCGACACCATCGCCGAGGGCGTGGCGTTCTACGTCGACAAGCCGATGCATCCCTCGCTGGTCAAAGACCTGCTGGAAACGATCAACGCCAAGTTCCGCGACCTGAAGGCGTCGGGCTATCTGATCGATGCCAACGCCTGGTACGACGGCACCGTCAACAGCGCCACCACGCTCGCCGATGGCGCGCTGCGCATCGACTACGACTACACGCCGGTGCCGCCGCTGGAGAACCTGCAGCTGTACCAGAAGATCACCACCAGCTACCTGGCCGACTTCGCCGAACGCGTCAACGCATAACGCACCCGCCTTAGATACCGGAGAACCACATGGCGTTGCCCAAGAAACTCAAAGCGCTCAACCTGTTCAACGACGGTGAGAGCTATCTCGGCCAAGTGGTCGAAGTGAAGCTGCCCACGCTGTCCCGCAAGATGGAGGAATACCGTGGCGGCGGCATGAATGGCCCGGTTGATATCGACTTCGGCCAGGAGAAGATCGAGCTCGAATGGAAGTGCGGCGGTCTGATGCGCGGCGTGCTGAATCAGTACGGCGCCACCACCCACAACGCCGTGCAGCTGCGCTTTGCCGGCGCCTACCAGCGCGATGACACCGCCGAGGTGGATGCGGTGGAAGTGGTCGTGCGTGGCCGCCACAGCGAGATCGACCCGGGCACCGGCAAGTCCGGCGATGACACCGAGTTTTCCATCAAGACCTCGGCCAGCTATTACAAGCTGAGCATCAACGGCGCCACTGTGATCGAGATTGATTTCGTAAACATGACCGAGATCGTCAACGGCGTGGATTTGCTCGCCGCCCAACGCCGCGCCATTGGCGCCTGACCCTTCCGGCCTGGCGCCGCCAGGCCTTCGCCCTGAGACCTTCCGATGACCCCGACCTTTTCCCCAACCATTTCCCTGGACCAGCCGATCGTGCGCGGCGAGCAGGCCATCACCCAGATCAACGTGCGCAAGCCCGGTGCCGGTGAGCTGCGTGGCTTGAAGCTCGTCGACGTGCTGCAGCTGGATGTCACGGCACTGGCAACGCTGCTGCCGCGCATTTCCTCGCCCACGCTGACCACCGCCGACGTCAATGCGATGGATCCGGCCGACCTGCTGGCGGTCGGCCAGGAGGTGCAGGTTTTTTTCTTGCCGAAGGCACAGAGGGAGGCGGATTTCCCGACTGCGTAGAGGATGCGATGGCCGACATCGCGGCCATCTTCCACTGGCCGCCGTCTGAGATGGACGGCTGGTCGCTGCACGAACTCACGGCGTGGCGCGAGCGTGCCCGCCTGCGAAGCGGAGCCGAATGATGCCCAACCCGAACCACGAGGCCGCCTAAATGGCGGCCTCCGACAATCTGCGTCTGCAGGTCATCCTGGCCGCCGTCGACCGCGCCACCGGTCCGTTCCGGCGCGTGCTGAGCGGTAGCCGCGGCGTCGCCACCGCACTGCGCAACCAGCGCGACGCGCTGCGCCAACTCAACAGCCAGCACCGCGACATCGGCGCCTATCGCGAGCAGGTCGCGCTGGCACAGCGCGCCAAGGCCGCGCTCGATGCGCAGCGGCAATCGGTACGCACGCTTGCCCAACAGATCAAGGCCACCAGCACGCCCACCGCTGCCATGAATGCCGAGTTCGAGCGCGCCGTGCGCACCGCACGCGAACTCAAGACCGCGCACGGTGCCCAGGAGGCCGGCCTGCAGCGCCTGCGTGGTCGGCTGGAGACGGCCGGGATCAGTACGCGCGAGCTGGTCATGCATGAGCGCCGCCTGCGCGGCGAGATCGAGAGCACCAACACTGCAATGCGCGCCCAGCAGCAGCGCCTGGTGGCGATCGACGCTGCACAGCGTCGTAGCGCCCGGATCCAAAGCGCCGGCCTGCAGGCCAGCGCGTACGGCGCCGGCATGGCGTTTGCCGGCAAGCGCGCACTGGGCGCCGCGGTGCTGCCGATCAGCGACGCCATGGAGTTTGAGTCGGCCATGGCCGATGTGCGCAAGGTCGTGGACTTCAAAACGCCACAGCAGTTCGCGCAGATGGGACGCGATGTCGAGAACCTCTCGATGCGCCTGCCGATGCTGCCGGCCGATATCGCCAAGATCGTCGCCGCTGCCGGCCAGGCCGCTATCCCGCGTCAGGAGCTGGTGCGCTTCGCCGAGGACGCGGCCAAGATGGGCGTGGCCTTCGACAGCAGCGCCGAGGAAGCCGGCCAGACCATGGCCACCTGGCGCACCGCTTTCCGGATGGGCCAGGACGAGGTCGTCGTGTTGGCCGACAAGATCAACTATCTCGGCAACACCGGACCGGCCAGCGTCAACAAGATCAGCGCCGTGGTGAACCGCATTGGTGCCCTGGGCGAAGTCGCCGGCCTGCAGAGCGGGCCACTGGCCGCGCTGGGCGCCACCGTCGCCGGCATGGGCATCGAGTCGGAAGTCTCGGCCACCGGCATCAAGAACATGCTGCTCACTCTGGCATCGGGCGAGTCGGCCACCAAGAGCCAGCACGAGGCCTTCGACAAGCTAGGCATCAAGGCCACGACCATGGCCCAGGTCATGCAGAAGGACGCAGGCGGGGCGATCATGTCGGTGCTGCAGAAGCTGCGCGCACTGCCTAAGGCCGAGCAGGCCGCGACCATGACGCAGCTGTTCGGCCGTGAGTCGATCGGTGCGATCGCGCCCCTGCTGACCAATCTGGAGCTGCTGCAGGGCAACTTCGCCAAGGTCGCCGATGCGCAGCGCTACGGCGGCTCGATGTCGGCCGAGTACGCATCGCGGGTGGCCACCTCGGCCAACTCGCTGCAGCTACTGAAAAACACCGCCGTGGTGGTGTCCCAGTCGATCGGCCAGGTGCTGCTACCGCAGTTCAAGGAACTAACCGAGCGCACGGCTGCGGTGGTCGGCCAGGTCACGACGTGGATCCGCGCCAATCCGGTGCTGGTGGGTGCGATCGCCAAGACGGCGATCGCCGGCGCCGCGCTGGTCACGATCCTCGGCGGCCTGCTGGTCGCCGGCGGCGTGGCCGCGATGGCGTTCTCGCAGATCCACGGCGCCGTTGCGCTGCTGTCGGGCGGTGGCGGCTTTGGTGCGCTGCTGCGGCAGGGGCTGGCGTTCGGCGGCCGCGTGCTGCCCATGCTCGCCAATGGCGCGCGCCTGCTGCTGCCGCTGCTCGGCGGCGTCAGCCTGCCGGTGCTGGCGATCGGTGCGGCCGTCGCTGCGGTGGCGCTGCTGGCGTGGAAGTACTGGGGGCCGATCAAGGCCTTCGCTATTGGCGTCTGGCAAGGCATCGTCGATGTTGCCGCGCCGGTCCTCGCCGAGCTGAAGACCGCGCTCGCGCCACTGGCGCCGGTGTGGGACACCGTGGCCGCTGCGATGGGCCAGGCCTGGGCGTGGGTCAAGCTGCTGCTGACGCCGTTCGAGGCCACCACCGCGCAGTTGCATGGTGCAACGCAGGCCGGTCGCGGCTTCGGGCAGATCCTGGGCGCGGTGCTGGTGACCCAGCTGCAGCTGGCGGTCAAGGCAATCGGCTGGCTGGTGCAGGCGTTCGTGTTCGTGCTGCCGGTGATCAAGCAGATCCTCGGCGGCGTGTGGCAAACCGTCCAGGGCACGTGGTCGCTCATCGTGGGCGTGTTCACCGGCAACGGCGATCGCATCCGTCAAGGTCTGCTGCAGCTGTGGGCCGGCATCAACCTACAGCTGGCCAACTGGCCGGCCCGAATGCTGCGGGCCGGCGCGGACATGATCAGCGGCCTGGTTCAGGGCATCCGCTCCAAGCTCGGCGCCGCCGGCGATGCGATCGCCAGCGTCGGCACCGGTGTGGTCGATCGCTTCAAGGGCCTGCTGGGCATCCACAGCCCCTCGCGCGTGTTTGCCCAGCTGGGCGACTTCACCATGCAGGGCCTCACCGTGGGCCTGCAGCGCGGCCAGGGCGCGCCTGTGCAGGCGGTGGCGGCGCTCGGCAACCGGATGCGTGCGGTGGGGGCCGGACTGGCCTTGGCAACGGCCACAGCGCCTGTCGCGGCGATCGATAGCCGGGCGCCGCTGTCGGCACCTGTCCGCGCCGCCAGCGCGCCTACAGGCGGTAACAGCTACGTCATCCACGTCCACGCCGCACCGGGAATGGATGCGGCCGCACTGGCGCGCGAAGTCGCGCGCCAGATCGAAGAGCGCGAACGGCGCGCGGTGGCCACCCGCCGTTCCAGCCTGCGCGACGACTGAGGATCCACCCCGATGATGATGTCCTACGGCACGTTTGTGTTTGCCCTCGATAGCGCCGCCTATCTGCAGCTGCAGCGGCAGATGAGTTGGCGTCATTCCACCAGCGAGCGCGTTGGTGCGCGCGCGGCCAGCCAGTTCCTGGGCCCAGGCGATGAAACCATTGAGCTGTCGGGCCTGATCGCGCCGGACCTGACCGGCACGCGCGGATCGCTGACCACGCTGCGCAGACTCGCCACCGCCGGCGAGCCGCTGCCGCTGGTCGATGGCACCGGCTGGGTGTATGGGCCGTATGTGTTGCTGACGGTCAACGAGACGGCCACGCTGTTCTTCCCGGATGGCACGCCGCGCCGCGTCGAGTTTCAACTGAGCCTGCGCCGCACCGACGACGTTGCGCCCGAGGCAACTGCCGCATGAGCTACCCCATTCCGCAATGGCGCGTGGTGCTCGACGGAACCGACCTCACCGAGCGCATCGCACCGCGCCTGCTCGATCTCACCCTCAGCGAATGCCGTGGCGGCGAAGCCGACCAGTTGGATCTGCGCATCCACGACCATGACGGCAAGATGGCGCTTCCCAAACGCGGCGTGCGCCTGGCCGTAGCCCTGGGCTGGAAAGCCACCGGCCTGGTCGACAAAGGCACGTTCATCGTCGACGAGGTGGAATACAGCGGTGCGCCGGACATCATCACCGTGCGCGCGCGTAGTGCGGATCTGACTGCGGACATGCGCACACGCCGCGAGCGCAGCTGGCACAACACCACGCTGGGTGCCGTGCTCAACACGATTGCCGGCGAGCACGGACTGACGCCGCGCGTCGCCGAGGTGCTAGCCCGCACCAAGCTGCCCCATCTCGACCAGGCCAACGAGAGCGACATGAATCTGCTCACCCGCCTGGGACAGCGCTTTGATGCGGTGGCAACAGTGAAGGCAGGTGCGTTGGTCTTTGCGCCGATTGGCGCCGGCACCACTGCAACCGGCAAGCCACTGCCGACCGTCACCCTGACGCGGCGCGACGGCGACCAGCACCGTTATGCGGTCGCCGACCGTGATGCTTACACCGGTGTGCGGGCGTACTGGGTGGACAAAGGCAAGGCGCGGCGGCAGTCGGTGTTGGTGGGCACTGACGACAATGCAAAGCGCCTGCGCGAGTCATATGCTGATGAGGCAACGGCACGCCAGCAAGCGCACGCGGAGCTGGCGCGGGTGAAGCGCGGCGTGGCGAAGTTCGATTACACGCTGGCGATCGGGCGGGCGGATCTGTTCCCAGAGCAAGTTGTCACGGTGAGCGGCTTCAAGCCGGACATTGATGGGCAACGCTGGCTGATTGAAAAAACCACTCACAGCGTCAACGGTTCAAGCGGTTTTACGACGTCGCTAGCTCTTGAGGTAAGCAGCCGGCCGTGACAGCCTTCGATGCCGTGATGGACAAGAAATATTGCCTCCTATACGATGAGCCTGGGGTGGATCCGAGGCCCGGCTAGCGCGAAATGTTAAACGCTGGCCGTGTTCTATCAAGGAATTTCTCAAGGAGTATGAGAATGAAATTTTCATGGGAATTAAGCGCAACAGCACTTGCCATAGCAACCGGCTTGTTCATGGCCTCCAATGCAAACGCGGCCAAGCAAAAAAGCGATGGGGCAGCAACAGCTAGCCTGTCTTCAATCGATCGAAGTGCAATCGAAGAGTCTGTCACAAGACAGCTACGATCTCAGGCGACCAAGACCACAAAGTTGCCAGGACAGCGCGAGTTTGACCTTTCAGCTCACCTGTCTGCAACAGAGAGCAAGCTAGTGATCGAGCTTGGCAAGGCTGCTGTCCCTGAAACAGCTGGCGCTGACTCTGAAGACCAGTGCAGTGAGTTTGCAACTACTGCCCGCTATCTGCTTCGCGGGGAAGTCAGCGTTACTGAGTACCAATGCACTTACGGCGGGAAGGATATTTACTTTTACCATCCTGAGCCCGGAGTAAAAAAAAAGTGGGCTAGTTCGCCCTGCTGAAGATCCGCTGCCCCTCCTGTTGCTGTCTGCCGGGCATGGCTTGTACATCAAACACATCGGAACAAAATCTGAGTGGAGCTATCAGCGTGACCCAAAGAACGGAATGCTCGAAGACACCACCACTCCGGCGTATGCGACAGCGGTAAACAATGCTCTGACAGCCAATGGCGCTCAGATAAACACCGCACTGGTTCGCAGTGAATCTACTGCGATACATACGCCATCGGGCAAACCCTGGTGGGAAGTTTCAGCTAAGTACTACTTGATGGATCTGTTGCCCGACCAACAAAATATCTGGGCATCACTTCCAAATGATAAGACAAGTATAGAGCGCGAGAAAAACGAAGACATACGTGCCCGCCCTCTATATGGAAATTATCTGAAAGCGAGCTACGGCTTGCATATCCATACAAATGCAGCAAGCAATAGCACAGTTAGAGGGACAACTGGCTTTTATCAAAGCAATCACCCTTTTAGTGAAAAAAGTAAGGATTTGACTTCAAAAGTTCTTTGCTCAATGAAAGAGATCATTAATTCTGACACTGCATACTCTCAATGGGACGTTGATACTGTCCCGCGCGCAGAGAACAAGGGAGAGAATCGAGTAGCTGAGTTCCCGTCTACCATCATTGAGGTTGGATTCCACACCAACGCACTTGATGCCGCCGCATTACAGAACGAGAAATTTAGGCTGTTAGCCAGCAAGGGCATGGCTAAGGGGCTTAAGTTGTACAAGGAAGGGACGGCATGCACCCCTTTTAAAATTGAATCCATTCCAGCCTCATCTGGCCCTCAAGGCTCCCAGGTTCCGTACAAGGTTAATTACTCTGGAAATCCGACTTTTCCTGTAATCATGTATTTCGAGCCAGTGAAATGTGCTTCAGGCTGGAGTTGTCAGACAGGCACCCGAACAACTACCTCTACGTCATCGCCGCTGACCTTTAATTTCAGCTGCGGCACCGGTAGCGCTACAGCGACGATGATTTTCAAGCGCTGGCTGGTGGATGCAGATGGCGTCAAGACCGAGCCAGTCGAGGTATCTCACACGTGTGTCAAGTCCGCTTCCAAATCAACGCTGCCCGTCATGAATCACGCAGCCGAAGCGACACAGCTATGATGAGTAGGTTTCTTACTTGTAAGGTAAGAATTTTCCTATAGCAGCCTTCTCGCTGTAGCAAGAGAGTAGATAAAGGGTGCCTGGTCATCTCGTGCTGTCAGGACGACGGCAACCCGATCGCATGGAGCTACGCGCCGACACCCAAAAGAAAAGCCGCCTGTCACAAACCGGCGGCTTTTTCTTTAAGAGCTAGCAAGCTCTACAGTTCAGGCAGGTATAGCCGATAACGGCCAATTTCCCACGACCATCTGTCCCACTAGCAGCCGCACTAGCTGCTTTTTTTTTGGGCTTTCTTGCCGCCCAGGTTGATGGTCAGACCGGGCTGACTGATATCGCCGCTTAGTGCCTGACCAACTTCGTTGGCATGCATCACGAACTTGTGCCGGCCCGATGCTTTAACCGCCGCGCCAAGCGCCGCGCTGACGGCCAACTTGATCTCTGGCGATGCAACACGATAGGCCGACAGCACCTGTGCCTCATCCGAGCTGATGCCATTGCGCTCGCCGGTGAGCACATAGAGCACATCGATCCCTAGCGTAGTAGCCGCGAGCAGGTATGCACCACCGGGCAACTGTTCGCCCTCTTCTTTTTCAAAGTTGACCTGAGCACGCTTCGTCAACCCGCAGCGTTCCGCCAACTCGGTCTGTGTCAGACCAATGCGTTTGCGCTCTTCCTTCAACCTCAAACCAACCGACACAAAAATCTCCTTGAAAGGTGCACTTAAGTTCCCTATTCTTGCCGTACACCAACGTGAAACACCGATATGCCTGCACGCCGCAAAACCACTGCCACACCTCCCACACGCACCACAGATGAAGCTCGAACCTGGCTTCGTGCCAATGGCATCACCATTGCTGCATTCGCTCGTAAAAATGGCTTGAGCCGCGATGTTGTGGGCGATTTGCTACTGGGCAGAACAGTTGGGAATTTCGGAGACACACACCGCGCAGCAGTGCTGCTGGGCCTGAAACCGAACCCGGATTCTGCCACACAATCCCCGAAATCCTCGCGGAACTAGGCGGGCATGTCAGCCGTCCTTCCACGACGCAAAGCGGTCTTCATTTGTGAAGGCTGTGGCTCCTCACTGCACAAGCGCAGTAGCTATCTCACGCACCGCTTTCTTCGCAACGACGTGTATGTCTGCGACAACCCGGTGTGCGGTGCCAGCTACACCGGCCACACCGAACTGACGGGCCTGTGCAGCCCCAGTGGCATGCCACACGCGCACAGCGATTTGCCACCGACACCAGGCTACCTCCGCGCGATGGCACTCAAGGCGTACCGCGAGGTCGCCAATGCCGCGCAGATGGATCTTCTAGACGCCGCAGCACCGTAGTTTTTAAGCCTCAGGGGGCATCCATGATGGGCAAGATCGAGCTTGCGGACCTTACGTCCGCTCAACAGTTGTGCCTGCAATCCGCCGTTCGCTGTGGTGGGTTGACCAAGACAGGTACCGAATACGCTCCACGTTTTCACCACGAGCGTGAGGCTGGCTGCACCTACGACACCGCTACCGTGGCGCAGCTGATGCTGCGCGGTTTGCTCACGAGTAGCCGCACATATTCCATGCATGTGCTTGCGACCGATGCCGCAACGGAACTGCTGGACTACGGCAGCGTTGCGCGGGAGATCTGCGCATGAGCCAGAGCAACGGTTGGGCCACCGCCCAGGCACCGCGCTTTGTCGAGGCGCCATTGCAGAGCAGTCAGGACTACGTGCCTCCCCACAAGAAGCGCGAGCAGGCCGATGCATTGCGCCTGCAGGTAGAAGCACACCTCGCCGGCGGCGGCGCGTACGAGGTCATCACCACTCCACGCCCAATCGGCAAAAGCCTAGCCGCACTGGCGCTGCGCTCCACCGTGCGCAAGGGCAGCTGATCCATGCAAGAAGATCTACGGCAACTGGTACTGCAGCGGCTGGCCCGCGACTATGGCCTCAAGCACCGCAGCGGCACCAGCTACATGCGTGGCGGCATCTGCCCTGCCTGTAGCAAGAAGGAGCTTTACACCTTCGAGACGAAGCCATGGGTCGTTAAATGCGGCCGCGAAGCCAAGTGCGGTCACGAACTGCACGTCAAGGACCTGTACGACGATCTATTCGACGATTGGTCCAAGCGCTTTCCGATCACCCAGACCTCGCCAACGGCATCGGCTGACGCCTATCTAGAATCCTCGCGCGGCTTCGCCCTGGCGCCGCTGCGCGGCATGTACACGCAGGAAAGCTATTACGACATCAAGATCAAGGAGGGCACCGCCACGGTGCGCTTTGCGCTCGACAAAGGTGGCTGGTGGGAACGCCTGATCGACCGACCGCACCGGTTTGGCAAGCAGAAGGCGCGCTTTGCGCCAGGCAAGAGCTACGCAGGAGCATGGTGGTGCGCGCCGGCGGCTGCAGAGTTGATGCGCACGGCGACCGAGGTGTGGATCGTCGAGGGCATCTTTGATGCGATCGCGCTGCTACAGCACGGCGTCTGCGCCGCATCCGCCATGTCGTGCAATGCCTTTCCCGACGAGTCCCTGCGGCAGCTGGCGAAGCTGCGCGGTGGCAATCTGCCGACGCTGGTGTGGGGCCTGGACAACGAGCCTGGCGCGCGAGACTACACCCACAAGCACGCCCGCCGCGCCGATGCGCTGGGCTTCAAGAGCCGTGCAGCGCTGATCGCGCAGCCTGCCACCGGCAAGAAGATCGACTGGAACGATCTGCACCTGCGTGCGCAAGCCGGCAGCGACAGCCAGAAGCAGTGGGACGCGGCGCTGACCGAGGCGCGCTACCAGGGCGACCTGTTGATGGCCCGATCGGCGATCGAGAAAGGCCTGCTCATGTACGACCACAACCAGGCTGCGGAATTCTGGCTGGAGTACCGCTCGCGCCTGTACTGGTTCGAGTTCGACACCGTGCGCTTCGAGAAGTTGCTGCGCGACGTGGAGCCGGACGAAGACAGCGAGATCGACCCGGATAAGCTGGCGAAGGTCCGCCGCGCGGCGTGCTCGGTGAACAAGATCGCCAACTGCTATCCGGAAGCGCTGTATTTCCAGCGTCAAGAGGTCACCGACGAGAGTTGGTACTACTTCCGCATCGACTTCCCGCACGACGCCAACAGTGTCAAAGGCACGTTCACCGGCGGCCACATTTCCAGCGCCAGCGAGTTCAAGAAGCGCCTGATCAGCCTGGCAGCCGGCGCGATGTTCACCGGCAGCGGCTACCAGCTGGATCGCCTGATCGAAGAGCAGACCGAGGCGATCAAGACCGTGGAGGCCATCGACTTTGTCGGCTACTCCAAGGAGCACCGCGCCTACCTGCTGGGCGACATCGCGGTGCGCGATGGCGAGGTAGTCACCGCCAACGAAGAGGATTACTTCAGCTTCAAGAAGCTGCGCCTTAAGAGCACGCAGAAGTCGATCCGCATGGAGATCCAGCGTGATCCAGAGGCGTTTCGCATGGATTGGTTGCCATGGCTATGGCAGTGCTTCGGCACGCACGGCATGGTCGCCATGACGTTCTGGTTTGGCTCGTTGTTCGCCGAGCAGATCCGCGCCGGCCACAAGAGCTTCCCGTTCCTCGAAGCCACCGGTGAAGCCGGCGCCGGCAAGACCACGCTGCTCACGTTCTTGTGGAAGCTGCTGGGCCGCTCCGATTACGAGGGCTTCGACCCGGCCAAGTCGTCCAAGGCTGGCCGCGCACGCGCCATGGGGCAAATCTCCGGCATGCCGGTGGTGCTGCTGGAAGCAGACCGCAGCGAGCCAGACAAGGCGCATGCGAAGGCGTTCGAATGGGACGAATTGAAGGACTTCTTCGGCGGCGGCACCCTAGCGACGCGCGGCGTGAGAAACGGTGGCAACGACACCTACGAGCCGCCGTTTCGCGGCACGATCGTGATCAGCCAGAACGCGGCGGTCGACGCGTCGGAGGCGATCCTCACCCGCATCGTGAAGCTGCACTTCAAGCGCCCGCAGGTCACCACCGAAAGCCGCATCGCGGCCGACAACCTCAATGCACTGCAGGTCGAGGAACTGAGCCACTTCCTGATCAAGGCAGTGCGCTGTGAGGGCGCCATCCTGGAGAAGTTCGCCGAGCGGGTGAAGTTCTACGAGGCGCGCCTGCGCGAGAAGCCGGATCTACGGCTGGAGCGCGTGATCAAGAACCACGCACAGATGCTGGCACTGCTGGATTGCCTGCGCATGGTGATCACCATCCCCGAAGAGATGATCAAGGCCACGCGCGATGCGCTGCTCGAGATGGCCTTCGAGCGCCAGAAGGCGATCAGTGCCGATCACCCGTTGGTGAACGAGTTCTGGGAAGTCTACGAGTATCTGGAAGCCACCGGCAACGACAAGGCAGTGGTGAACCACAGTCGCGACAACAGCCGCATTGCCATCAACCTCAATCAGTTTGCAGGCAAGGCCGCACAGTTCAGTCAGGCGGTGCCCGACCTCAAGGTGCTGCGCGGCCTGCTGGCCGACTCGCGGCGGCACAAGCTTGTGTCGGCCAACACCGCCGTCAACAGCGCCGTGCTCACCAACGCCTTCGGCGCCGGCACAACTGTGAAGTGCTGGGTATTTTCCAAATGAGTACCACAGATTTCCGCATGTTTCCGTTGACACGCCCCAAGGATCGGAGCGACTATTCCTACGTCGCCGCACAATCGGCGACCGGGCTTGGCAGCCTGAATACAAGCGGCGCAATAGCGCCCATCGACCGATGTCTGGCGCTTTTTTGTTGCCCGACGTTGAGTTGGGCGCATGCCTGCCAGTTCTATGGCGGGCGGTGCGTGGAGGGCTTCGGCCCTGCCGGTTCCGTTTGTCCGGTCTGCCAACCCGCGCCGTCCGCCACCTTGCTTGGCAGCAAGTGGGCGGATTCCAGACCACAAACGGAATCCGACATGTCCTACGACACCCTAGAAGCGCCCGCGTCTGCGGCGCGCCAGGTCGCACATTACTTCGGCCTGATCGCCAACACCCTCGAATGGAACCATGCCGCGTGGCTGAGCCTGATGGCACGCCTCGACGGTACTGGCAAGGCAATCCATGCCCTCACGCTTGCTGACGTTGCTGCAGCGATCGCTGTCGTCGATGCCGCGTATGCGGAGGCACAGCGATGAGCGCCAACAAACAATTTCGTGTCTGCGCCGGCGTCGTCCTCAGCTTTGAAATGATGCAGGGCTACGTCATGGTGATGCTGCATTCCGATGCGCTGCACGATGTCGCCCCGGTGCTGATTGCGTGCGAGTCGTTCGCGGCCGCTGACGTAATGCTGGGGGGCGATCGCCAAAGCATCGTGCTTGGGCGCCTGCATGTGTGCATGCGCGCCGACAGCGCGGCCGACGTATTCGATTGGTTGCAACGCCGGTTCCTGGCTGCGGGAGGTGCGCGATGACCGCTACCCGTCTACAGGACTTGCTACCCAGCGATGTCGACTACGCGATCAACGAGGAAGAGCACGACCGCTTATGGCGTGCGCAGCAGGCCGCCAGTCTGCTGGCCGCAATCAATCACGACGTGGCAACCCGCGCAGGCGTGGGCCACGACGGCGTTTCCGCGATCGCCGACTACATCCGAGAAGAGTTGCTGGACATCTTGTCGAGCGCTCGGCATCTACGCGAACCACTCAATCCGCCTACCGGCGCTGACCTGATCTGACCTGTTCCAGCGGGTCCGGCGGGCGGTGCGTCAACACCGCCCCTGGACCTTCCATCAACGAAGCTCGAGGAGAGCCACATGCAACAGCACGCTGTCACACGCCCGCTAACTTCCAGTGCCGGACCCGGCGAGCAGGCTATCACGCCCGCCGGAACTGGCTTTGACCTCGCTGCAGGCAACGACTGCAGCGCGATCGCCACGCTCTACGTCACGCACGACGCGGTCGTGGTGGTGGCTGCGCTGACCATGGGACAGCACAGCAGCGCCACGCAGCGGTGGGAGCGCCGCAGCGGCCCCGGCAAGGGCTGGAAGTTGGTCAGCGGCCCGCGCCTGTTCACCAGCGAGGCGGACCGGATCAGCAATGCGCTGGCCGACTTCATGGACGATCTGGACTTCCCGTTCGACCTGGCCAACATGCTGCCGCGCCGGCCCACAGCTGCCGCCGAGGCTGCGATTGCAGCTGCTGCGCGGGAGGTGGCCCATGCTTAATTTGGCCCTGATTTTGATTGCGCCAACGATCGGCGGCGCGCTGCTGTATCGGCTGTGGCTCACGCGCCCCGCGCGCATTGCACACATCGGGCTGGCCGTGGGGCAGATCCCGCAGCGCCTGCGCCGTCGCCGCGCCATGGCCGTGCGCCGGGTGGTGACCCATGGCTGAGTCGATCGTTGTTTGCGGGCCAATGGGGAGCGGCAAGACGCTCAACGCTGACGCAATCCGCCAAGCCTACCAGCTCAAACGCGTGGTCGAGTTGGACGAGCGATTGCAGCGCAAACGGGATGACTGGCAGCTGGCCCAGCACGACGTGCTCATGCTGACCAATGACCGGTTGCTGGCCGAACTGACGGCGCAGCGTCTGCGCATTGAAGTGGTTGCCATCGCCGATGCGCGTGTGCGCGTCGGCGGTGCTTGGAGGTCGCCACGATGAAGCTCGATCGCGTGATTGCTGTGAGCCGAGCAGCGCAGCACCACGGTGACCCCGGCCCACTGTCGACGGGCGAGGCCTTGACGGCCGCGTTGGTGCTCAACCGACACGACTGGCTTGCAGAGATGGACTACACCATCGCTGAGGCGCTTGACCGGATTGACGAGGACACCATCGCGCACCTGCGCCAGGCAGGGCGCGCGATCGGCAGTAGCGCGAGAGCCGTAGAGGAACGCCCGCGATGACCCAGCGCGAGATATCGCATGCCGAACCGCTTCCCGCCTGCAGGGCCGGTCACGCGGCCCGACACATCGTCGACAGCCGCCGTCTACAGGCCGGTGGCGGGCATGCCATCGAATGCCGATGCGGGCGCACCAAGAAGCACGCCGACTTCGACCAGGCGCTGGCCGAGTGGAAGCGTATGCACCGCATCCGCGTGCCACGCCAAGCTGCGTCTGCCGACAGCAACGTGGTGCAACTCGGCCTGCGCCTGCGTGGAGGCGCCAGCCGGTGAGCGACGAGGACACAGAAGCGCATCTACGCCAATGCGAAGCGCGTCACTGGCTGCGACAGGGGTACACCAACGCCAGATCAGTCGCCCTGCTGCAGCAGCTGATCGCCGCCAAGCGCGGCGATCAGGCGGCACAGGATCTGCGCGACGAGATGCGCGAGCAATGGAAGAGCCGCCGGCATTGGCAGCAGGAACAGCTGCTGTGACGGGGCGAATCCTGCATTTCGCAGACCTGCAGCGCATCTGCTCGCCGGACGGCCCAGCCCCGCGCCTTACGGTGGTCTGCCGCTGGGCGGACCGCGAGGGCATCCGCTACCGCTACGACCGCAAGGGCCGGATCTGGACAACGATTGACGCTGTGAACGCCGCGCTCGGCATCGCCGAGCCTGCGGCCAACCAAGAAAATGCCATGGAGCTGATCTGATGGGACGCGGTAGAAAAAGGAAGTTCAACCCTGCTATTCCGGCACACATTGACCAGGCAGCGCTTCCCAAGGGTGTCTATTGGGAGGACAACCGCTGGTATCTCTTAGAGGCTCATCCCGAAGGGGGGCGTCCGCGAAAGCGGACGGTCGCCCACGCTGAGATCCGGCTCTCTGAGCTCCACGGCATCGCTGAGGCCGCAGCCGGCAATGAGGTCCGAGGCACATTGGCTTACCTCACAGAGCGCCTTGAGGAATCCACCGAATTTGCCGAGCTGTCGAAGGACACGCAGCGGGATTACCGCTGGTGTGCGGAGACCGCAACTACCTACGTGCTCAAGGACGGATCGACGCTCGGCAAGATGCAGATTGCGCGCATCAACGTGCCGGCGATGCAGCGCCTGGTCGAGACGCTAGCGGGAGGTCGACCGGCAACCAAACTGCAGCCGGCAATCGAGCCGCGCCCCAGCAAAGCCAACCATGTGCTGCGCTACCTGCGCCGCGCGTTCGGCTGGGGCATCCGCATGGGCTTATGCGAGCACAACCCTGCCAAGGGTGTCCGCCAGGCAAAGGAGCGCGGCGAGCACAACATGCCCGAATCCGATGTGTTTGCCACTGTGCTGACCTTCGCGCTCGAACGCGGCAGCCTCAAGGCGCATACACGCGGGAGCGTGCCGCCTTACCTCCATGCTGTGATGCTGCTCGCCTATAACGTGCGCCTGCGCGGCATCGAGGTCACAGACCTGACAGATGCGCACGCGGAGGCTGAGGGCATACGGAGCAGTCGCCGCAAGGGCTCACGTGACACGATCACCGCCTGGAACGATAACCTCCGCCAAGCGTGGGCCTGGCTGGCGGCCTATCGGCAAAGGGCGATGAACGCGCATGGACGGCCGGTGCACTTGAAAGCCGAGCGTCGCCGGCTCTTGGTGAATCAGTCGGGTACGCCCCTGAGCAAATCAGCGCTAGACAGCGCTTGGCAGCGGATGATCGCGCTCGCCATCAAGGATGGTGTCATTACGACCGAACAGCGGTTTAGCTTGCATGGATTGAAGCATCGCGGCATCACGGACACCGCCGGCACCCGCGCCGACAAGCAGGAGGCTGCCGGCCACGCGACGCAGCAAATGACCAACCGCTATGCGCACGATGTGCCACTTGTTCAGCCACCAACCCCGAAACGGTCTTAAGGAAAAAGTGACCGTTCAGTGGGTGAAACTGCAGATTGCTGAATGGCGGAGGCTTGATTTGGAAATGTCTCTCGCACGTCCTGCACGATCTGGTCGCAGGTCTGCAGGACTTGATGAATCAGATCTACGTCCTCGCCGTAGAAGCCAGCCGCGTGCATATGGTCCGTTGTGGCCACAGGGCAGTGAAGAGTCCCCAGCGGATTCTCAAAGAGCCAGCGGATATCCGCTTCAACAGCATCGGCGAGAAGCACGAGGCGGGGTACCAACCTTGGCAGCTTGCCGGATAG